CTTTTTCCCATTATTTTTTACAGTTATATGGTATGCTTTTTAATGGCTTCAAATATAAAAGAGTTTAAAGCGTAACACACTTATGGGGGAGTGGTTTTTGGGGAACGCTTTAAACTCTTTATTTGTATTATCTCACAGTATAACCCAAATGTCTTTTTCTATTTAAAAATCAAAGTAAAACTTTTCAAATATACAGAAGTATAACTATGTGAAACATCCTTTCATTAATCCATAAAAGAATACATAAAAAAGCCACTCATTTGAGTGGCAATGGAGAAAAGCTTTAGTTTGTATAATACTCTTCAAAAAATTCTAACACACAACGATTCAAATGGCTACGTTAATGTACCCTGTAGGACTCGAACCTACGGCCGGACGGTTATGAGCCGTCTGCTCTGACCAACTGAGCTAAGGGTACTGGTTGTTGCCACATAAAGCCATAAACAATCAACCAGTAGAATGTGTGGCAACAAACCTGTTATCGCATATCTTGGAGTGTGACTATTTATGAGTGATAGTGAAGATATGCGACAACATCACTATTTTATCGAATGATTTTTATAGTTGTCAATATAGTATATGTACTGCCCCTCAACGAGGGGCTATTTTTATCGTTTAGGAATATTTAAATACCAACGTTTGTCATGGAAATCTTGCGCACCGCCTTTAGTGTTCCCTTCTGGATCATTCGTTGCACGCATCATGACATAGACTTTCTTATTAGGAAAATTACGCATATTGAAAGATACATGATAACCAACGTTTCCAGAAGTATTATAAGCTTGATTTACATCTGGTCTATAAATTCCATCAGCTCTTACTCGAGCTAATTCTTTTCCAGTATTGTAATCCATAATGAAAATATACTCGTATTTATAGTTAGCAATGTGCCATCCAGCTACATGTAAGTTTGCGTTTTCGATTTCTCCGAACTGATCAATGTGGGCGTAATTTGTTCCATCTGTCAGGGTAGGATTTGCTGCACCTGCTCTAGTTGGATCAATGACTGGTTTATCATCTGAAGTTGTCGGATTTTCATCGGTAAATCCATGAGCCAAATCATAGGCTAATTTTTCTTTACTTACGCCCATTTCAGAAAGATAACCGTAAGGATCTATATGATCTCCCCAGATATTTTGTGTTACCCATAAATGTGATTTGATTCCTGGTTGGTTATAAGGAGTGTCTAATGTTAATGGAATACCATATTTCATTGCTGAATCTCTTGCCAGTTCAACGTATGCCTTGTAGTTTTTCTCAAAAGTTGCTTTATCATGTGTATGCTGTAATTCGATTTGCACAGGACTATTGGCATTAGCATACGAACCAGCACCATACTGCACATAACCAGGTTGACCGACTTGATAAACAATTCCGCCGTCTCCCACAATATAAGCAGTATAAGCACTAGTCCATGAACGTTGCATATATTGCGCTTCATTGCGTCCTGTTGCTGTTTCATTAGCCGTTTCATGCAGTAAAATATACTGATTATTCGCTACTTGAGAGCTACCTTCGTTTGGGCCCAAATTAAATTCATTGTTAATAGTGTAGGCAAAAGCATTCGAAGGCAATAAAAAAAGAGCCATTAGTAGGCTCAATGATAAAATGATTTTCTTCTTCATTTGTTCCCTCCTATTTTTTCAAATTATAAGCCGACACACCAGTGATAACACCTAAAAACGTCGCTACTGCATTGATAGTCAGTACTGTCATATCTGTTCCATTCCATCCATACGCTTTGCCTAGTGTTGCTACTAACACAGAAGCAGCTGGCAATACTGTTAAAACTGTCCATTTGATGATTTGATAGTATTTGTCTGGTAAAATCATTTTTTCGCTTCCTTTATAGTTTAGTTAGGAAATAGCCAATGATTGTAATGCCTAAGCCAATCATATAGCCCCAAGCCCATTTATTATTGTTCTTCATTTCCTTGATGTCTTCTGCATTGTTTAGTGCTACTGAATAGGCTTTATCTGCCAAATCTTTTGCACTATCAGCCTTTTCTCTAAGTGATTCGTAGTTGTCTAATTTTGTTTCAATTCTTACTAATCTCTCCACAACGTCTTGGAGCGCTTCTTCTTTCATGTTCCACCAACTTTCCAACAAAAAAGCGCATCAATTAAGATGCGCTCTCTTCTTTGCTAATGATTTTATCTGCTTCTTCGTCTGTAATACACAATGGCACAAACTCACGAACCTGTTCTTCTGTAAAACAGCCCCAGTCAAACATCATTTTCACATCGCTAAAACTAAACATACTACTCACCTCCTTCTGATTCTGGATTTAATTGCTTTTTAATTTCTGCAATATCCTTGCTGTTTTGAAGCGAAGCAAGCATTGTCTTTGAATTGATTTGTGCTAAACTGTCAGCTTTTTCTTTCAATGCAGTATTTTCCTGTTTAATTGCTACATCGTTTAGCATGAGTTTGGCATTGAGCTGTTTTAGGTTGTCGTTTTCATGTTCCAGAGCCTCATACATCGCTTTGAGATTGTTTAAATCGTTGTGATCTAACGCGTTCGCTAACACAATCCATTGGTTCAGTTTAGGATCAAACATCTGATCAGCAATCGTTAGTGGTTCGCCATCAGCACGAATTCCTTCAAGCGGTGGCTGATCCGTGTAAGGAACGGATACAAGCATATCGTCCAATACTTTTCCTGCGTACTCTCCGCCAGTACGTCCGTATTTCCAAATGTTTTTCATTCGTTTCACTCCCAGTAATTGAATTTCGGTTTCCAATTTGGAATCGGTGGTTCGACTTCTGTGCATTCTTCCGGTAAATGTTCTTCATCATTCACAATGATTTGCTCGAATCCGTAAGGCTTGATTGATTTGTAAACTACTTTCATTAGATTTCCTCCCTTAAATTGAATAAGTGATAACAAATGAATAATCTGATCCATAACTTGAATTTCTTCTCCATTTAATGGCTCCGTCTGCGCCAATAGATAGTTGAGCACTGTTCAAAGTAGAACGGTCTATCGAGCCAACCAGTTGCTCAAAACTAATTGGTGGCCGATAGCCTTCTGGAATTGTTAGTATCGTTGAATCATTTCCACCACTGCTTTTTCCGTTTAAAGCCACAAAATATATAGAAACTGTTTTTCCTTCACGATAAAGCTTTGCTGATCCGGTATTCCCGTTTGTAACTGTTAAGGTTACGACTTCATATTTGTTGTCGTCTGATGTCAATACAGATTTTCCTTTTGATTGAATACCATCTTCGAAATTTTTCAATCCTTCGATGGATTGCGGTTCGGTCAAACTAACCGTATCATTCAAGCCTTTTTCAGTGTATTCAGGTGTGACATCCCAACTGTAGTCGTTCGGATTGTTGCTGTCTTTCAAGCCTTCACCGAAGTATTTAAACTGACTAATATTCGGGGTTCGTGTGTCGCCTTCTTCGAGTTTACACCAATCAATTTTACATTGTCCGGCGCTTGTGCTTGGCGCTTGGTAAATTTGCACCGCCGGTCCTGTCGGATGTGAATTGGAGCCTGCAGTGAAAGTTCTGACCCATACATTAGGAAGTCCCGGAACCGGCGTCATGTCTCCTACACCCCACGTGCCATTGTCTTGCACGAAGAAAGGACGCCACGTTTGCGTACTAGGTTTTGTACCTTTTAACGTAATAGTGTATTTTTTACCTTTCACAAGTGGCTTGATTTGGTAACTTTTAACTAAATAAGCGTTGCTAGTTGTCGGGTCGTTATTTATCACCATGTTCTCGTTAGGATATTCGCGGCACATGTTATAAGGTTCTGTCAATAAGTTTGGTTGGAACGGAGTGGCTGTAGAGCCGTATTCGAGCTTGATGTTTTCAATTAATACAGTTCCGGCGAAAGGCTCTGCAAAATATGTGTCAATAGAAAAGTACAGTCTATCGAACTTCGTCGGGTCTGTTGCTGCGCTAGAATTAGCGGTTGCATATATTTTTGTCTTTTTGCCAACTTGAGCGTTTCCGGCTGTTAATGATATCAAGCTAGTTCCTTCCGGTGCTTTTCTATATGTCAATCTTAGACTGTTTAAGTCACCTTTATATCCTTCTAAAACCGTAACATCAGCGCTTAAGGTATATTGAGTGTTTGGCAGTAAAGCTGGAATATCTTTGGTAGATGTTAAAAATTTTGCTCCCTCACTATCAGCAAAAGTGACTTTTAAACTGTTTCCAGAATCTTCTATTGTTATCTGTGAGTTTGGAGAAAAATCCTTAGCTTTTAAAACAGGCATTAAATTCGGATTCCCACTATAATCATAGTCCCCAAATTCGATGCTGTTGCTGTACATTTTCTTCAACTTGCCGAGATCACTAATTTGCTGGTTCGTTTGATCAATACGATCATTTGCCTTATCAATACGATCATTTGCTTGCTTATCTGATTCATTTATCAATCTTACTAATTCGTTATATTTCGAGTAGATTTGATCGTATTGGACCTGTTTATCACTAATGAACTGATTGAAAGTGGTTTGCATTTCACTCTGTAATTTTTCCAATGAAGAAATATAGTATTTCGCTTGCTCCGAATTAATATCCACTCGTTCTAACACGTCTATGATGAAGTTCTGAAAAGTTACTTTTTTGCCGTTAGGATCTACATATTCAAAATATGCTTGTTTGAATTGATGACTCGTGCTGAAATTTGACTTAGTGAACGTGTAACTAATTAACCCATTAGTCGAATCGATTATTTCTGGTTCTCCCTCGGTATAGTTACCGTTTGAAACTTCGCCCACAAATTTCAAAGTACCGTTTAGATTAATTACAAAAGGTGTAATTTCATCTTCCTCAAGAAGTTGTACATTGATTGTTGTGAGCCCCCCCTCACCAACTCTACCAACAACACGGTGACGTAGATAAGGCTGTCTCTTATTTGCAGATAATTTAATTTCTAAATTTGCCACTCTTCCATACCTCCTAACTAAAAAGAAACTATATACCTAAGCACCATATTTGCGTTATCTCCACTCGCATTGCTTGCTGCACCTGTAAATATATTAGTATTCGAATTATAGTTTATTCGTTTACTAAACCACTTTTTGTGATAGTCATCAAATCCTGAAACAATTTCTCCTAAAACATTAGTAACAGTTACACGTTCCTTATAAAAAGGCGTAGTTACATATCTATCCTCAATTGCTTGCCCGTTTTCGTATGGAAGCCATACTAATAAAAAACCTGAAACTGTCTGCCAAATTTTTTTTGAAGGTTGGACAGTTTGAGTATCATGCATTAACGCAGTCCCCCTCCACAAAATTTCTCCTTTAGAGAGAGTCAGCTCGTAACTATCCGATATCTTTGAGATTGAAACAGTTGATCCAGTAGAAGTAACTGAGCACAGTGGTAAATTATAGACCTTATCACCATTGTTTAAATTACCTTTTATAACTTTTGTTATAAATTCTAGCTTGACTTGATTATTAGTCCATTCATATTCTTCCGATTCTGGAAGAATAGATCCAGGTATAACTTCTTGTGTCAAATCCACTGTTAATGCTATATAACCACTTGAGTTTGCTGGAACTGTTATACTTTCTTCTTGTCGAACAACGACCATACGACCTTGAATAATCGCTGCTCCTGCAGCAACTTTTACTGTTAATCCGCTTGAAGATAAATTCATAGACTGATCGTAACCATCAATAACCTGATTTTTCCGATTATATAAAACGTGATAAAGTCTAGCATCATTTTCTGCGCTTACTTTCACGTTTTCAAATTGATATCCATCCACATTGCTAACCATTTTTTATCCCCCATTATCTTCAAAATAATCCATAAAACGACTTCTTATGTTTCCGAAAGTCAATTCCACAAACTCCTTATCACTTGATATTCGCCAAGCTGTCAAAACCGACTTGTATATCTTTCCTTTATAAGAAATCGTGGCAAACATCCCTGTTTCAATCGTTTCGACATTCAAATTTTTTGCATTTCTTACAACGTTCACTTTGATTTCATGCGAATACGTATTGCCTTTCAACTCTGATTTTGCCACATCTTCGTAGGATGCTTTATCTTCTGCGGTTTGATCGTAGATATTAACCAAATTGACAGTTGGTTTCGTGATATTTTCTTTCGATCCATCTTGTGTCAAATTGTTTTCTTCGTCCAAATACCATGTTGACAGTATTATCGGTTTCTCTATATCTTTCATTGCTTTATCAACGATTAATAGCTTGTTCTCGTTTCCAGCGCCCGGCGCCTGAACAAACACATCCCAATCGCTAAATTCAGAAGAATTGTCTTTAATGTAAATTGATTCATTTACAGCACGTATGCCTGTATAAATTTTTCTGTTTTGAATTCCCTTGAAATACCATTTTACGTTGTATTTTTTGAAACCATTGAGAATATACGCACTTAACTTGTGTTTATTCGTATCGGTAGCTTGATACGAATGAGAGGTCGCACTTTCTGCTTTGACGTCTAAAATATCTTTTAGTTGTTTCGTTGGATCATTCAGCAAATAGTATTCAATCAACCGCCGGATATGCTCTTCGTAGTTATCTCCTGACACACGTGCAGTCGGTATTTCACTATCAGCTAAACTAAGTAAGCTTTTACAACTGATTTTTTTGTCTTCCTGCGACGTAATTACACCAAAATATGCAAATTTTCCACTAGGAATATATTTTGCTAGTAGAAAATCGCCTGTTTTTACAGGAACGTACTTATCCATCGTAAAGCTACTAGCCTCTTCGTTGATCTCGTCCGCACCAAATTCAAAACTGTTAGAGAATAAATGTTCGTTATAAAGCATTAAATCACGATGAAAAAGCGTGACTGCTAAAATCAAAACAGATCACGCTCCTCGTATAACTCAATCTCTACGTCTGCCCCCCCAACATGAAACACAATGCTGAATTCTCCAGTTGGGGCCTGAACAAAATTAGTTTTTGTATAATCCTGTTGTTGGTAGACAGAAGATTCTACCCCTGCAATATCTTTTAAAATCGCCGTTGTATCTTCAAAAAGGCTTGATACTTCTAGAGTCTGTGTTTCAGTCATATCTATGAAGTATCCATCCGTTGCGATGATTTGTGAGTTTTGGATTACTTCCCAATACGGATTTGAACACTTCCCAATCACACGAATTTTTAGCGGGGACATCCGTTCCTTGCTATTCGTTAGGTATACAGAATTATTATTGAATTTGAATACACCTTTTTTCTCCCACAAGTTTTGAGTGTAGATATAAGATCTTTTATACGGAAAAACCTTACCACGTGTTTTCACTACATTCGGTCGCTGAATTAATTTTTCGCGTTTTACGGAATACCAGTTTGATGTGAAATATAGTTCTAAAGTGTCTGTTAGTAACGATGTTTTCGGATCGATTTCAGTCTTACTTAAAGATTTTAGACTGCATCTTCTTACCATTGTTTCGCCGTCAAAAGCAAATTCCAGTTCAAACGGACCTTCCGATAGGAACTGCACAAGTGAATTGTACAGTTCTTTTTCTCGAAACCCATGCACAGAAATGATTACAGATGACTGAAATTCAGATATTTCAACGCTCTCACTGCTTTCTCTGAAATTCCCCCACTGTCCCACATGTTCTTTTTTTACTTCAAACCCCATATTACTCAACCCAGTAGCAAAATAGTCTTCTGTGGACAAATCAATTTCTTCGTTTATTCTATTTCTCAGTAATACAGTTCGCATCTACATCCTCCTAACCAAGATCTTCTGAATATCTAAAGCTAAATCTCTATCAGTTCGGCTATTTCCTTTGAAAAATGCCAGCAATAACGATAACAGCTGATTCGTTGTTGCCGCCTGTTTTTCAATGGCTTCTAGGATTTCGTAATCACTGGAAACAGTTGTCGCATTTCCATAAGTTTTAGGAGAAACTCCTAGTTTGTCCATTGCGATAGACAATAACTGCATCGCTCTTGATCGTTTAGCCTTATCTAACGGAATAATAATTTCTGGCTTGTTTCCTTCTGCGATTTCCGCAATTTGATGTTGGTTTACAATTCCACCGTTTGCGTAACCAACTCCACGATAGGCATTTGTTAGTGAGCCATATCTTGATAGTGCGTATCTGATTGAAGCTAAGATGTTAGATAGTGGGTCAAAAATATTGCTGTTGAATCCTGGCATTGCATACTGTCTGAATGTTGGGTCAATCACTTGGAGCAACCCTTTTGATGGTGTTCCATTTTTGGCGTTAATATCCCAATTGTTAACTGCATTAGGATTACCATTTGACTCTGTACGCATTTGATTTAGTAATGCATTTAAGTTTGCAGTACTGTATTGACCGGTCATTTTCAACGCTCTAATTGCTACATTGCGCCAGCGTTCTACCCCACTGCCTCCCACGCTATCTCCTGAAATTTGAGTGTTTTGTGGGTCTTTCACACCGTTTAAATGCACGTGGTCGTAGTGGTCACCATCAGGCCATGTCTCCCATGCACCAGTTGCTGGTTGACCTGATTGTCCTGAACGGTCACGAACCTTACCATTTGTGATAACATAGCCGATTTTGTTTGCAAACTTCTCAAATGCGTAATTGGCTGCTTCTGTGTAGCGTGGCGAGCCTCCTGTGACACCAGGTAGTGCAATATCAATGGCATTACGTTTACCATGCGAATAGGGGTCACCTGGTCTATACCCACTAGTTGCCACAAAGCCCGGGAATTTCTTCATTACTGCAACTGCAACGTCCGCTAAGTATTTGTAAACGCCTTGCATGCCCATTGAAGTGTCTAAACTGCCACTGCTGAATAGTTCTGTGATTTTGTTCGTCAATGCTTCGGTAGCCTTGCTTAGAATACCTTTACCAACATCTAAAGGATATTTGACAAGCCCTTCCAGTACGCCAAGACCATTTAACACTTTCCTAGCCAACGCTCCCGGGTCTGTTACAAAATCCCATACATCGCCGACTACATCTTTCAACTTGTTACCAACATCTCCAGCAAATCCTTTGACGTTGTCCCATAGATTTCCGAAAAAGCCTGTGCCTTTGGCGTATCTATATCTTGGTGCTTTGTTTCCAGTTATATAAGCTGTTTCTTCAGCTGTTAGAACGTGTGTGCCTTTTGGTGCATTCAACACTACATTTCGCCCTCGTGGGATAAATGCTTGTCCGTTAGGTGTGATTACCGCTTCAGCACCTCTACCGTCATTTACCATCATAGGCCCGCCCGGATGACCTCCGTTCGGTGTTCCTTTTGCGTATTGTGGTACGTCCCATTCTTGTAGAGGTTCTGCTCCCAATTTTTCAAGAACCCAGCTGGCACCTCTGATAATTCCATTAACTGGTGCCCCAATTGCTTTTAGCGCGGCGTTAAATACTCCTTTAAAAGCTTCAACAATTACATTCTTACCGCCTTTAAATGCCTTAGCAATTCTATGAGGTAGTTCTGTAAATAGATTCCACATAAAGTTAGGTAATAGGTTCATGATACCTGTTGTTGTATCCCAAATACTTTGGAATATCTTTTTATTTTCCTTGAAGAATTCACCTATTGAACCAATTATTTTACCTAAGAATGTATTTTTAATGTTCTGCCAAATTGCGTTCCCAATACGACTATACATCTGCTTAATGTCTTCCCAAGCTTTACCCCAATCACCTTTGAAGATATCACTCCATGTTTTAATAGTGCCAGATATTATAATCATAGCTGTCTCAACTGTTGCCATAATCAGACCAAGTTTTAATTTTAAGACATCCCATAATACTGAGAATGCTGTAATGATAACATCACTGTTCCGTTTACCTGATGTACCAAAATTATCAAGCTTTCCCGATATATAGGCTAAATCTCCACTGAGGCGACCTAACCATCCTGAGAATTGTTGAAACAATGGTAGTAGGTCTGGTGCTATCTTTTCTTCCCAAATAGTGACTAAGTCTTTCCATCCTTGAATTAGCTTATCAAGACCTTCTGAAAGTAATTTTTTAATTGCTTCTTTGATATTATCAAGAGCTGTTTTAATATTTTCCTTAGCTGTTTCCAAACTATCAATATCTTCTTGAGACATCCCTAAGTTTCGTAATAAAGAGTAGCCTTGCATTTGGGTAGCTTCATCACCAGTAAACAGTTGCCAGAAACCTTTAATATACTGGGTTAATACTTCACCTTTCTCTTTGACCTGTGTGATGAAATCATCTAACGCCCAGATACTTTCCCAGCTGAATCCCATCATATTTAAAATGTATTGGTCATTTATCGTATCCTTTCCAGTCCACATTTTACCAATAACATCTTTTAAGCTTGAGATGAAGTTACCAACATAAAAGAAAAAGAAATCTAGTGTTTTCATAGCATTAGGCAATGTATTATTAAAGAAATTCTCAATCGGTTGTGTCATCCCACCAGTGAACTCTTGTGCCCAGATGGCTATTGAGTTGACAGTTCCTTTCACCCCATTAGTGAAGGCTTCCCATGCTGTAGTATTAGTTACGGTATTATTCAATTCTTCTGCGGCGCCTTCTGCGTCACCAAATGAATCGCTGGCTCCTGCCATTGCTTTGATGACTTTAAGTGAATTGTCTTCTCCTAGAGCAGACCATATGGTACCCGCTTTATTAAGAGCTTTGTATCCACCTTCCATATTGGAAAAGTCAGTCATCATGCTCTTAACTACTGCACCCTGAGTCGCTTTACCGTTTTTCCACTCATTAAACAGGTTTCTTGTTGATTCACTGAACATATCTGCGTTTTCTTCAAAACGACCGTCTGTGAGTGAGATTCCCATTTCTTTAATTAAGTCATTGACTTTGTCTAAGTTATACGCTCCCCCGTCTAATCCAGCTGCAAGTAAACTAAATGTCTCATCTGCTGTGAATCCCATTTGACCAAATAACTGAGAGTATTCCGCCATATTATCTGCTAATTCATTTGATTGATTCAATCCATTTTGTGCACCTACGGTCAGTAAGTCAAAAGCCTCCTCAGCGCTAATCCCAAAGTTTTCCATCATACGTGACGCACCACGCATGGTCTCATTTACATCTGTATCAAATGTTTTACTAAATGAAATTGCATATTTAGTTAACTCTTTCATACCCTCTGGTGAAACCTTTTGTCCTGCTGTTTGATAGACTTGTGTAATAGCCTCTTGGGCTTCTTCCAATGTGTCTACAATTCCTGATTTCACTAACTCATTCGCAAAATTTAGGAAGTATTTAGATCCATCTTTTGTAATTCCCATTTTACCCTGAAAAACATTTGATGCTTCTACCATTTCATTAAATGATTCTTTCAATGCGTCTGCAGCGGCAATCGCCATATCCAGTGCTTTTGTAGATATAGAAACAGCTAACCCTGTAGCCAATGCACTAAATTCTTTAGTAGCACTCTTGAAACCATCTTCTGCTTTATTACCTTGTTTACCAGCTTCTTCTAGTGAGTCTCCCGCTTTATCTACTTTATCATCTACATTAGAGGCTTCTCTTTTCAACTCAGATAGTGCGTTAGTTACCCCTTCTAATTGCCTGCTAGATATTTGGCTTTGTCGTTCTAACTTTTCTAATGCCCTTTTTGCATCTTCAGTTTCATCTGCTGAATCGCCAAACTCATCAGCCATCAGTTTCACAACTTTGCGCTGTTCTTCGATAGCTTTCTCGGATAATTCCGTTTGTTTGGCTAGCCCTTTTTGTTTTGCTTCAAACGCACCAGATTCATCACCAGCGGCTTTCAACGCTTTTACTTCGGCGTTCATTTGCCGTTCATTTTCTTTGATTTCGTTAGATAAATCATTGACGGCTGTTTTGGAATACACCAATTCTTTTTTTGTGTCGTTCAACTGGCGACTGTAAGCATTATATTTTGCGGTAGCATTGTTTATCTGTGTGTTAAGGTTAGCAACTTGTTTCGATTCCTCGCCATACTTGCTAATCGCTTCATCACGGCGCTTTGTTAATTCTCTTACTTTGGCGTTTTGCCCTTCCATAACCGTAGACAAGTCTTTCGTCTTTTGACTAAGTGCTTCGTATGAACGTCCTGCTGAATCATAAGCCTTTAGATTGGCACGCATATTCGACTCAGCTTGTTTGACTTTCGCATTGATTTCGTCCAGCGTGTTACCAAAATTAGTGCTATCTAAACTAATCCCTAGCTTGATATTTCCTGCCGGTTGTCCTTTTCCTGCCATTATTTACCTCCTTCCTCAAGTTTTACTAAGTCTTCAGCCGATAAAAATTGTTTGATGAAATCAGCACCATCTACATATTCTTCGCCACTCTCCACTTCTCCAAAAAGGTGTAACAAATAATGATAGTCGGCTTCGTCCACATCTCTCATCGTCCAACCTGCTTCGATTAAATCTTTGTAGATTTGATCCATTGCTTTCCTAGCTTCAGAAAAACTTATCTCTTTTTGCTCGCCGTCTGCTTTTTTTCATTGTTTCCCAGTTCATTGATTTGTTCAAAAACACTTTCTAATGCCGGTACTAACTCGCTCGCAGTCAAACCATCTAAAATAGCATCAAATGTAACTGCTGGATCTTGGAAAATATCTGCTGTAATTGCAATCATTGAATCAATCGCTTCTAAATCAGTTAGGTCTGCTTTTTCCGCTTTCTCGTAAAATTTGATACACTCACGCATTGCACGTGCGGAAATATCTTGTTGTTTGAATGTTTTTTTCTTTCCGTCAAGTTTCAATTGCAATTCAATCATTTGTTTTCCTCCTTGTTTTTACAAAAAATAAGGCTAGCCAAAAATGGCTAACCTTGTGTATCAATTTTTGGTTCTGGTTCTTTTGGTGTCCCTGTATCTGTCATTGGTGCAGATGCAGGGTTAACTACTCCACCGCTTTGTTATTTACCAAGTTCTTGAATTTATCCAAGGTCATATCTTCTGATTCTACGGCTGTTAAGTATACATAGCCACGTTCATCAGAAATGAATTCCCCTTCGATGGAATCGGTTTGCAATTCTACCCCTTTGTCTTCAGCTGTTTTCATGTCGATATCTGGATGACTGAATTTTCCTTTTGTTAATCCCATGAATAAGCGTTTTCCTTCTTTGTTCGCTGTAACCATGACTACCGACACGTAAGGCGCTTCAGTTTCTGAACCAATTACATTTGCACCTTCCACGGTTTTAGCACCAATGATTTCGCTGTAAATGCCGTTATCCATTAAGTCTGCCACGTCAAGCGTAACTTTTGGCGACGAAACCCCTTTACTTGCAATGAAGAATGGTACGTTTGAAGCGTATGTTGTGTTAGAAGTTGCGCCTAATCCAGTAATTTTAGCTTCGATCGCTCCGCCTTTTGACTTATCTGCTACTAATTCTTTTAGAGTGCCTTCTGCACCTGTTTTTACGCCAAAAATGACGCTCTCAAATCCTACTGTTGCCATCTATTTTCTCTCCTTTTAATTTAGTGAAATATTTGCTACATATCGTTTGATAATCCGCTTTGCACCTTTCAAGTCCTCGTCATCTGTTTGTTCCGTGTATGCGCATTGCCAACCATTCCCCCTCATAACCTCATCGAGAGTGAAATAAAAGGCATCAACCTCTTTTAAGGTCGACACCCATACGTCTACTTGTACGTTGAATTGAATGGTCAAAGGATTATTGCTTGCGAAATCTTCATAGTTGCCGGATATCTCTGTAATTCTGCCAACTGGAAGGCTAGGTACTGTTTGAGCCGATTCCGGAACACTATTGGTGTAAAAATCAATGTTCTTTGTTTTTTCATTGCTATTCAGAATTGAATAGACTTGTGATACTGCCGTTTTCAAAGCCCTAGCCTCCTTTTTACTTCGTCAGCAATGATTTGTGTTACTTGTTTTTCGATTTGCTTTTGTGTTTTTTGTACGAAACCTTTTGGACGTTGTTTGATTGTTCCAAACTCGATAAAGTGCATCCGCCAAGAAACATCTTTGTCATAGCCGACTTCTATCAATCCGTTTTTTACCGAGCTTGTAACCACATGGTTCTTAGCATGTTCTTGCATATACGAACCACGTTTACCGTTTGACTTCGTTCCATCCCAGTAAGGTGTGTTTTGTCGTAACTTTTCTTGAGCGTACTCCCCAGCCTTTCTAAGTGCTGGGCTTTCCACTCGTTGAACGTTCGCTTTTACTTCCCTAAGCGCTTTGTACACTTCGGTTGCATCGACTTCTACACTCATTTTTGGACCTCTTTTGCAATAACAGTCGTAAAGTCCTTCGCGAACTCGCCTTTCGTAATCGTAATGATTTCAAAAAGTTTGCCTCGCCATTTTACTTTCATGTCGTTTTCTAGTTCCGCTTTTTGCTGATAGCGAATAATGAACGTTAGTGTGCCTTCTAAGACGGTTCCGATTGACGCCTTTACGTCACTCAAGCGTTGTGTTTGAACGCAAGACCAACACGAAAAAACAGTCTCAGGTGTGGTGACCAGCTGGCCGTCCTCGTCCTTGACTATCGTATCCTTTATAAAGTCAATACGTTGACTTAGGTCACTCGTCTGTATTAACGCCATGATCTAACCCCCTCAACTGATGAATCAAAGCAGTCACTCCAAACGGAATTTCATTCAGCGCCTGCGTAGAAGTACCTACTCTGTTTTCGTACCAGTTAGAAACAAGCAACGTCACAGCGTAATCAAAGCGTTTATCAGCAGTCATTTCTACCTCAATCGAGCCTAAAATGAATTCTTCTGCTGTTTTTTGGAGCATTGCGAGTAAATCATCATCCAAGTCATGATCCACTCGCAAAAAGTTTTTCAACTCGCTTAATTCCATTTACTCACCGCCTATTCAGCAGTTACGGTAACTTCACACACCGCAGTTTTTTCGTTTGCAGTTGTTGCAGTGATTGTTGCTGTACCAGCTGCAATACCTGTGATTTTGCCTTGAACCGGCGTTACTGTGGCAATTTTCTCATCGCTAGAACTGTATTTAACCGATTTGTCCGTTGCGCCAGCTGGCAAGACAGTCGCTGACAGTGTTTCTGATACCCCCACCGCAAGCGTAGTCGTTGTTTTGTTTAACGTTACGCCGGATGGGTCTATGCTTTTGGGCCCAGTGTTACGTAAAAGCCTGCAGCAGTGTCGGCTACTTCAACATCGAAACGAACAAAGCCAGCTAATAGTTGACCATATACATCATTGTCTACCCAACGTACTGAAGCTTGTTGACGGTCAAAGAATTTAACAAAAAGTGAAGGGTCGCCCACGAATGCTACCTTATTGCCTGCAGCAGTACCAATAACATCATCAGCCATTACAACAACTTCACGCCCTAATAGTTTGTAACCCGAAGCAACTGTAACGTCTTGTTGTAACAAGTAACGTCCGTCATTGTCTTTCATTTTGTCTAACTCGTTGAAGAAGCTTTGAGAAGCAATGAATTTCACGTTGTAAGCTGGGTCAATCGTTACATTTACAATATCTTTCAAACCATCAATATCAGTCACTGTTTTCGCTGTTGCTGTTTGTAATTTTTTAGCGATTTCAGCGTTAGAAGTATTCAAAGATTGACGTTGGATATGTTCAGCGACCAAACCGCCTAGATCGATATCGGAATCGTCTAATGCTTCTTGAGAAACTGGAATGTATCCACGGTAAGTGGCAATTTCGTAGTTTACTTTTGTAAATTCAGGTTTAGCTAACTCTGGGTTTTTAACCAATTCAGCCACAGAGGTCATTTTATTTTTGTTAGCTCTCAAAATTGGATATGATCCTGTACCTGTTGTTACTGGCACACGTCCTACGTGTTGACGTAAGTCGACAACTGTTTCGGGTTGTTTTTCTGGTTTAGTGATACGGTCAACTGGAATAACTGCTTCTGCTCCGACTGTTGTCAATCCGTCGCGTTTTTCTCCTTTTGTACGAATGAATTGATTGATTGAGCGTGTGTATGTTTCTTTTTTGTCGTTTAGGATAACTTCCATTGATCTTTTCTCCTCTTTGTCTTTTTTGTCGATCGGATTTGTGTTGCTTGTTGGTTCTGTACTTTCTTGTTTTTCTGGTTGTGCTTGTTGTTCTTTAGGTTTAGCTTCTTGAATTTCAGTTGCTTTTGTTTCTTCGTCCAACTCTTTCAATTCATCGGCTAAATCTTTTTTCAATTGGTCGTCTGTTTCTTTCGATTCTTTTGCTTCTTTGATTTTTGCTAATAAGTCCTTAGCTGTCTCTAAATCGCCTGAATCCAGCGCCTGTTGCGCTTGTTCTTTCAATTTCTCAATATCCAATGTGTTCACTCCTTATTTTTTTGTATAAAAAAAAGAACCTCTAGTAATTTAGAAGCTCTAGTTCTATCTCTAATTTTCGTTTTTCTTTTTCATCGATTACTCGTTTCAATGATCGTTGCGCTAAGACTGCATCCGTTCCTTCGTAAGCTGGGATCGAAACAATCGATATTTCGAATAATTCATCGATCTTATTTAGATTGCGGATATACATTCCATCTTGATTTTCCCACGTTTGAGAATCATCTTTTACGGCAAAACCGAACGAACATTCGTTGATATCACCACGTTTTATGGATTCGTACAAATCGTTGGCGTAAGAAGTATTTGGCAGTTGACATCTGAAATGAAGTCCTACGTCATCCACTTCCAACTCTAGCGTTTGCGATGACGTTCTTCCTAAAACCATACTTGAATCATGATCGACAAAACAGCGAACATCTGATAAATCGGTCGTATCCAACGCTTGTGGCGAAATTATTTCTTTGAACCCGCCAAGGTCTCTGCTCAACGAATTGAATTTCATTGCGTAGCCCTCAATCGTTCGATTGTCCGTTGACTGGATTTCCGCTAAACTCCGAATTTCCATTTCCACTATTCCCACCTCCTTTCGCTGTGGTTTTCGTGTACAAAACATCTCCATTAGGAATGCTTGGCAATCCGTAATAATCTCTAACCTCATTAATCAGTAGATAACCGTCTCCGCCGTTGCCATCTTCCATTGCTTTATTCATCCTAGAAGCCTTGTCTTGCCCTGTAAGCGTAGAGAAGTCAAGTTCTACATTAATACCTAACTTGATTGCTAACTCGTCTGTAATCATCTGTGAGAGCGCCCTAAGCGTACTAGAAACGTAGGAATCGTTAGCCGAATCGTCTTTGGTATTGACTAACTCCATACCAAAACGTGACAAAGGAATGCCGAACGCTTTAGCAATTTGTTTTGTCGAGTACACGTTGTTTTGAATCATCTTCAAAATATCCGTATTTAGCTCAAACTGTTTGAATTCCTGTGTATCGTCTAAAACAATTACGCTATTAGCGTTTGAAGCACCGCTGTTTACTTCTTCAAAGTCTTGCTTAATTTGCTTTTTAGCCTTGTTATTCAGCGTACCTTTATTGAGCTTCAAAACTCCGCCTGCTTGAATCCCCTTTTTGAAGAAGGAGCTTAGCATTTTGTTCCCATTGTCGAGCATGGAAAGTTCTGTTTTGAGTGCGTCCAATGGACTGATACCGGTTTTTCCGTTTACAGTTATATATTTGAAGTGCAACATCTCGCTAGAATCAACACGGTACGAATTTCCTGCTTTGTTTGTGTACTCATACCGCAACACACCTGTCTCTAAATCTTCGTAAACGACGACTTGTGACGGTTTAGCAAACTCTAAGCTATTTTCATGAATGATCGCAAAAGCATTCCCTGACAAAAGCATTTGAGCCGTGATAGCAAACATGAAAGAATATGGTGTCATACTTGCGTTTGGGTACTTGTTCAACATGTCTAACTTTCGAATGTCTGCTTGCTTATTATCGGAAAACTTGAACTTGCTGGCGGCAATATCTCCAGCCAATATCTTTACCGCTGTAAACACATCAGACTGTTCTAGTGCCGTTTCTCCGTCAAAGTTGATGGTCGTGTTCCCATTTACAGTTGAAATGAAGTCGAGCATTGTACTCGAACGACTGGACAAGCTACGTTTTTCCGTTTGGAAAAATAAACCCATTTATCCCACCTCCTTTCAGCTATAATTCTGATTCTCGAACCAAAATAAAAACGGTAAGCATCAAACTAATGCCCACCGTCAGGAATCCGATAATCTGGTTAAACAAAAAAGCTGCGGCTATGAATGAAACTAGCCCTAAAACATACAAAATAATCACGATTAGTCTTAACTTGTTACCATCCAAAGCCATACTCGCCCCTTTCAATCAATTCATTGATATCTTCTTCATCAAAATCATGGTACATTGCCTGCGTGTAAGCATTAATCAACGCATCTAAAGGATCAATCTTATTTCGATTCATTGCCTTATCAATCATGATTGTATCGTTGTTTTCTTTGGTGATTGCGTTTCTAATTGCTCTGTTAAGCAGTGGATTGTTTGAATGGACTGTTTTTCCTTTAATAACGTCCGTTCTAAATTGTTTTGTCGGAACGTTCAAAGTTATCAGCCCTTGTCGCACTTCAATCATTTCTTTCTCGTAGAATTTCGATAGATCAGTAATAACATTACCAGCATTATACGGATCGTAAAAGATACCTTTTAGCTCAAAGTTATTACTTTCGATGAAATCAGTAAGCCAATTGACTAAATCGTGATAGTCAATCAATCCGTCTGGACTACTACTAATCGTGCAATAGCCTGCTTGCTCATATTGTCGGTATGGTGTTTTGTCTTCTTTTTCTTTTGCTTCAATTCCGCCGCGATTGGCTACAAAGGAATAGCTATCAACAAAAAACTTGCTTTCTTCTCTGATTGGAATGACCCACGAAATAGAAGTTAAGTCATTCACTCGTGACAAATCGACACCGATGTAAATCTCACGCCCTGTTAAGTCCGTTTGTTTGATGTAATCAGGAGCAACGGCAGAAGTCCACTCTTCTTCGCTCATATAACTTTCTTGTGAAGATTGAACCCATATGTTGAATTCTTTAGTAAGAACGTTTGATATACTTCCTTTTGCTTTTCCTTCGTCTAAAAGTCGTTTTTTGCTTTCAGTTAGTCGTTCTTTTTGTTCTGATAGTTCCATTAATGGGTTGGACTTTATCCACATATCAGTGTCCGCTACTTCTTTAGCATTGTCCTGTTCCCAACATAGCGCTAAGTACTCATCGCCTACCACTTCTTCTTTTAGCAACTTCGTTACATACTGATACTCTATCGAGTACATTGGATAGTTTAGTTTGCTTGAAGCCGTTGAAATGATAATCGTTAGCGGTTCGATTTGTTGCCCCATTGACGTTTCGATAACATCCATCATTTCCGTTGTTTTAGACAGGGCATACTCATCAAAAATGCCCAATAATGTATCGAGACCGTCCAATGTATCTGCATCAGCAGACAGTGGTTTCATAAATGAATCATCTGTCGTAGTAAGCTCGTTTTGTAAAACCTTTGTAAATTTCTGGATTGCTTTACTTTTTCCACGTAAGGCTTTTAGTTGTGACTTAACCATAGTGAAAACGATTTTCGCTTGATCTCGTTTGTTAGCAGTAGCGTATATCTGTCTTGCTTGTCGTGGATTTCGTTCGTAAATTAGACAGTACAGCGCAATCCCTGAAACAATCAACGATTTTCCTTGCTTACGTGCTAGCGAAAGATAGGCTTTTCTGAAACGCTTGGTATTGTCTTTCTTTCTTCGCCAGCCCCACAGCATGCCTAAAATGAATTTCTGGAATAGTGCCAACTTATTAGGCTTGCCACTCTTAGGATCTGGAAGCATTGAAATGAATTTTACAATATTTTGAGTGTATTTTGGTTCGTAGTAGTAAGGAAAGTCATCTCGCTTTGACCTCTCGATATCCTTTTTGTGTCTATCAATTGCCATCTGTATCTTCTCACAGACTAAGATATTCCCATTTTCTACTTCATCAATGTATTTTTGAACGTGATCAATCATCACTATCAACTTCGTTCATCATTTCAGCAAAAGGGTCGTCAGGCTCTTTCTCTAACTCTTGAGGATTAACGATCTTTAACCGAGAGTTGATTGTCAGCCCTAAATCATTAGTGGCTGTTTTCAGTTCTTTAGAGAATGAATTGACGGTATCAATCAATGGATTTTTTCGACCATCGATCAAAAAGCCTTGTTCGTCTAACTCTTTGCTTGCTTTGTCGTACAGATACGAGTAGTTGCAGTAGCGAATCATTGTTTGTTGGTCTAGTTCTGAAATAGGCAAGTCCTGAATGTAGTGAGAGATTCTATCCCACTCTTTTTTCGCTTCTTTCAAAAGCCCGACCGGATAATTTGAAAAGTCCAGTCTTGGATAGTTGTATAGCTTTTCTTCTTCGGCTTTTTTAGCTTCAATTTCTTCTTTTGTGTAATTCTTTTTGCTCGCATCAAGTAATTTTTTAGGTCTTCCTTGTCCCATGTCATCATGCCTCCTTTGCCCATGAAGCTCTATTTTTATTTTGTTCTGAGATTGTCGAATATCTCAAGTTCGATAATCTATTGTTATGCCTGTTTCGGTCTTTGTGATCGACAGTGACATTTCCGCTAGGCTTTTGAAGAAAAGCTTCAGCAACCAATACATGAACTCTTTTGCCAGTTCGTTGCCCGTTTTTGTAGAGATCGACATATAAATAACCGTTGTCTTTCTCATAGGGTTTCACTTGCTTGGTTCCGCTAGTTGATTCAGCTGACACTCGACCATTAGAAGACACCTTATAATTTGGATAACCGTGGATTTTCTTCCATTGTTCGGCCATATTGTCACCACCTTTCTCAATTTGCAAAGTTTTTAAAGGGAATCTTTTTCACACAAGGGTGGGCATCGATTTTCTTCGTTCTAGCGACATAGGGGGGCTTATTTTTTATCAAAACTATTATTTAGTATATTTATATACACTTTAGGTGAAACGCCTTAGAACGCAAATTAGAGCCTTTTAAGTCTATATGCCTTTTTATGCTCTTTGTTGTGGCACGACTGGCAAATACTTTCTAACGTATCGTAGTCTAACCTTTTATCCCAATCTTCTTTTACTTCCGTTTTGTGATGGACTATCGTAGCACTGGTTATTTTCCCATTTCTCAAACACTCCTCACATAGTGGTTGGTCTGCCAGCTTGCTACGTCTTAGCTTCTTCCATTGGCTTGAAGTATAGAAGCGAGCATATTTCATGTTCTCTTTGTTGTGTCTTACTTCTCTGTTATACGTCTTGTCTGCATTGCCTTTGTGTTTCTCGCAATATCTTTCGGGCAAGTCTACATACTCACGACACCAAGCGACCGAGCATTTCCTTTTAGGCATTCTCGTGTACCCAACCAAAGAACCTTGTCCAGCCTTCCATCTGCTCTGCCTTGCTGTATGTATCTGCGTAGGTATTCGTATGACTGCTTTCTGTCTTTAACACGTGAAGGACAATTTCTTCTTTTGTGTAGCTGTCAGGAAGTTTATTCTTAGAATGCATGTAGCAACGTTTCAAATGTTCGAGGTAACTCATCTATCTATCCACCTCTCTATGTTGTATTGGATATACTCGTCTTTCCAATAGCCATGACCGCAATATATCAGCTTGCATTTATCCACTTCGTTTGGTGTAGCTTCTCTTAGCATTTCAACAATAGAGTACTTCCCTTTGATTTGTACAGAACGCACAACACGCACTGAACAATCATCAATGGTTCGAGGATATTCATTAGTTAGTGATATATACCAGTAGTTTCTCATCATGTATCACTCTCTCTGTTGGTTATTGGCAGAAAAGGTTCGCATCATAAATTCCATAGCCTGTCCTTCATTAAATCCTTGCAGAATAAGCTGATCGTAGAAATACTTAGCTTGTTTTGCGATTAACGCTAAGCTTTTTTGAGTTTCGTAGAATGTCGCTTCCATTGTTTTGTTTGCTTCATTCGTTTTAAACAACTCTCTTAATTGGTTTTCGTTCATATGTTTACTCCCCTTCCAAAATAAAAAGACCACTCGATGAGTGATCTAATATGTAGTAGCAACCTACACGATGCACAAAACGCGTACGAAATTGCGCACCCCTATATTTTTAAACCGCCGATGCCTCGGTTGCTTAAAGTCGCTGGAGTGGGATTGCACCACTCACGAGAACTTACTAGGCTCTCACGAGGCTACTCGCCATTTACCGTTGCGTCTTCTACTTCCGCCACAGTGACCGAAGCTTGGTGGTGTACAGATAGCACACTTACTACATTGCCGTACGTAGCACCGTATAGCTTCTTAACGATCTTTTTTCGGTAGTCGTAACCGTCATAGGCATTTAATGTCGCTGGCAAGGAATCGAACCTTGCATGGTCAAATCATAAAACGTTAAGGCTATCCCTCGACGTATTGACCTTATTTTTAAGCGTCTACCCTTTCCGCCACAGTGACATAATAACAATAGACAACAACGGATGATAGATAATAAGAACAATTTAGAAGGAGTTAAAATTCACATCCTTATTCTTAATATTTCCGCTGCTGTCTATCGAAGCTTAATTGTGAAACAATAATAAAACGATGTTCCTTTTATTATTATTTTGTCTTAGACCTATCACTAATCTTTCGACACTATCATAATATCACGTTAAACCGCTCAAAAACCCTACACTATCCCTACAAAAACCCTACAAAATCAACGATACTTAACTAATACGCCTTTTTTATATGCTTCTGCAAATTCGATCAACGCGATGGATTTCAACTTCTCTACATTCTTCTCTCCGTATCCTCGTATCAATTGACCTATTTCATAATTAGAGTGCTTATTTACGTCACAGAAGCTGTAGTAGAGTATCTGACGGCTAATCAGACTAAGAGCCATCAAAGCCGCTAAAATCGCGTCTCTCTCTGCTTCTATATCCATCATCTGAATAATCGCGTCTTCTGTCTTATTGCCATGCTTTGGTGCCTTCGGCATATCGGTTATGATAGGCGACTTAATATCTATCAAAGAGCGACCTGCCATCCGCTCCAAACGCCGAAAGTTCTTCAGCACATCTCTCGCATTACATCTTGTCTGTTTGAAATCTACCTCTCGTAACAATTGCATCAAGTCAAACCGCTCCTTTTATGTGATATAATAAACTTGTCGGATTTATTACATCAGTCGGAGCGATCCGGCTTTTTTTATTTGTCATTGATTAGTTCAATATCCACCAATCTCGCTACAGCTAAATTCTCTTTGCTTTTCGCTAACCGCTTGTCACATTCCATCGTGTTTTCAATGCGAATGATCGCTGAGTGATTATAGACGTGTTCTACATATCCACGAAATGGATAGATGAACCCTTCTGCTTCGCAGCGAACCATGTCACCGACTTTGAATTTTGGTTTCTTACGTGTTTTAGGGTTCTTTGTCGGCATATCTAGCATTAAACCGCCGATACCATGACTACTAGCGTAAAATCCGTCTTTTAGTTTCAT